CGATACACGATCATGGCACTAAAACGATAATGGGTATTTCTACAACAAGTTGGATTAAAGTACCACAACAAATGCAAGACCAACCAACTGCGGGTACTCCCGGATATAATTTATATAACAGTTCGGGCCACTCAGACGGCTGTATAGCGTTTCAATACGGTAAAAATAGCATAATGGACACAGNACGCTTACAACCACCACAAAGTTTCGTAATTAAGCCTGAAGTAGGTAAATTACTATTATTCCCTTCTTGGTTACAACACATGGTTTACCCATTCTTTGGCGAAGGCGAAAGAAGAACCGTAGCCAGTAATCTTAATTGTTGGGATATACAACAACAAACTACATTAACAGAGGAGATACAATGAGTGAAGAAAACCTAGTTTCTATAAATGGAACAGAAATAAAAGAATCCGATATGACAGACGAACAAAAATATTTTGCTCGTCAAATAGCGGACCTTAGAGCCAAAAAATCTAGAAGTGAATTTGAGCTCGATCAAATTGTAGCTAGTTTAAATGCTTTTCAAGTAGCTTTAGTTGAAACAACTAAAGAAGCAGCTAAAGAAATTTTAAAAGATACAAAAATAATACAAAAATAAATAAAAAAATATTATACTTGACTAATGAAAAAATTAGTCTCGTTAGGTATTCTTTTACTATTTGCTATTCCTGTAAGTGCTGCACAAACAGGTGACTGTACTATGGGCACGCAGTATTGTGAGGGTAACACTTTAGGCACAACAAATACGACTACTACCAACAATACCAACACCAATAACAATACTAACAACAATACGAATACCAATACGAACACAAACAATAATACGAATACCAATACCAGCGCTAATACCAACAGTAATACTAATGTTAATACGTCTACTTCAACAGCTAACAATACAGTCAATTCTACAGTGGCTCAAACTGCAACTAACACGAATACTAATAACAATACTTCTAGTAATACTAATAACAATACTAATACTAATAATAGCAACAGCACTTCTAATGTTACTACTGCTAATGCTAATAATAATACCAATACAAATAATTCAACAAATACAAATAATAACAACTCTAATTCTACACAGACTGTTCGTCAGGAAGTAAAATCACCTCCAGCTTCGGCAATCGCACCAAGCATAATGTCGTACTCGCAAGACCTTTGTACTGTAGGTAGATCAGGTGCATTTCAAGGACAACTCTTTGGGTTTTCTACAGGTGCGACAGTAATAGATGAAAATTGTGAAAGATTAAAACTATCTAAATACTTATACGATACTGGTATGAAAGTAGCATCAGTTGCTATTCTTTGTCAGGATGAACGAGTCTTTGGTGCTATGCGTATGGCTGGCACACCATGTCCTTATATGGGTAAAATTGGTGAAGAAGCATCAAAAGCGTGGGCTAGTAATGTTAGAGAAAGACCAACATACAAAACAGACCTAAAAGATTTTGTCAGAGTTTGTACAAAAACTAGAAATGGTAAAGGTGTAAAAAAATCTAGTAGAACTTGTAAAAAAGAATTTAATTCTAAAAATGGCTAGTGAAACATTTACTAATAGCTTTTACTTTACTGCTTAGTAGTTACTCCTATTCTAATTTTATATACGAATCCAATCAGTCTTTAATAGATTTACGCAACGCCTCCTCAGTAACCGATCTTAGTAGTGGTGACGACCAAACTTCGGCTATGTTTAACATTGGTTTTAACTTTACTTTTTATGGTCAAACTTTTACTCAAGCGCGTATGGCTACAAATGGTTGCTTGCATTTCTTAGCTAATGACACTACTTGTAACGATTACACACCTGACCCATTGCCCTATGCTACCTATACTATGTATCCATTTTGGACTGATTTAATAGGTGGTACAATGAAAGCAAAAACATACAATGATAAAACGGTATTCGGTTGGTATGATAAAAAAGAATATAACAGAACATCGAGCAACAGCTTTGAAGTTATTCTTTATCCTAATAGTTCTTTTGAATATAGATACGGTGAGCTTGATATTAACAACCATGACGTTTTAATAGGACATCAAGGTTCAGTCTTAGAAAATTACACATACGCATTTCACGATGAGTGTTCTACCGGTTCTACTAACTCAGTTAATTGCAGTAATTTGGATTGGAATACTCATTTTAATAATTCTATTATAGAAAGTGGTGGCTCGCTTTACAGTGACGAAGTAGCTGCTGGTGGTTATGTAGACCCTTGTATTGAAGATGTTTTGTACTCTAATTATTGTCCGGGTTATTGGGAAGCATACGATGACCAACAGTGTCGAGAAGACCCCCAGTACGCACCGTTTTGTGCAGGTTATGCTTTTGAACAGGATGTAGGTTACTATGAAGAACCAATATTCTTTGACTACGGCTTTCAACAACAAGATCATGGCTACCCTCCGCCTGACTCAGTATATATTCCTGAAGCTAACCCTCACTACGAACCTGACTTTTTTCAAGGTCCTGCAGAAACTTTCTACGAACCTTTGTATTATGAAGTAGATATTATTCACGAGCTTGTACCTTTAGAAGAGTTTCTACAAGTACAGGCCTATGATGATGTTGTTATGCACGAACCACCAGAAGAAATGTTTCATATGCCACATGAGTTTGCAGAAGAAATATTTAGCGAAGAATTAGAACAAGTAACTGTAGAAGAAATAGAAGAAGAAATAAGACAAGAAGAAAGATTAGAAGCAGAAGAAGAACGTCTCGTAGAAGCCGAAGAAATAAGAGAAGAATTGTTTGAGGAAGAAATAGCTCCACCAGAAGTAGAAGTAGAAACTGTGGTTGGACTTAATCAAATTGATGACACGTCAGGTATAACTAGTACTCAATTAAATGTAGTAGCTAAGAGTATTAATGCTGCAACCAATAGTGTCAGTGGTACCACCGCAGGTAACGATATACATTCTTCAGGTACTACAAAATCCTCCGGGGGAAACAATGTAATGAACAACACTCAAAGTGTTTTAAATTTAAATCTTAATATGGGTTCTTTCTCAGCAGACGCTTCTACAACTGCTAGTGCTGTTGAAACTACGGCTACTACTGAAACTACGACTAGTGTAAGTACTGTAGATTCTAATTCTAGTGGGTCTGAAACTACTACAGTATCTACTGAAACCAAGTCAGACGCTGATGTAATAGCAGATAAAATTGTAGCTCAAAACATGCAAGAACAAGGACAAGAAGCCAGTAAAGATAGAGTTACCGCAAACAATGAATACGGTGACGAAGCAAACCTTATTGAGTACATAAACTTTGTGCCAGGTTTTGTTGACTACCGTGCAGTAGCTATATCTGATAAATTAGATTGGTACAAAACAAGTAGTATCTATGCTAACAATGTACTAGATGATAATACTAGCGCTTTTATAAACTTAAGCGGTAATAGTTTTAACACACTCAACAAAATGATAAACTTACAGCCTAATCTATGAGGTATTTATGGAATGGTTAAAAGGTAAATTAGGACAGGTAATAGGTGTAGCAGCTTTAGTAAGTACAATTGCTGGCTTTGGTTACACTGGTGCAGGATATGTGACTAGATTAGAAGCAGTTGAAGAAAGATCAGGTGTTTCTTATGACGCTGAGTTAAAAGCTCTTTCTGATGTAGACGTTGTTATAGAGAAAGATGTGTTAGTATTGAAAGCTAGAATAAAAGCATTAGAGGATTTAGTTATTACTATTCAAAACAAACAAAACGACAGTGGTAACCCACTATTAAATTAAGAGGTAGATATGGCGACTAGAAGAATGGAAGAAAAAGGCGAAGGTATGGCAGGAGCTACTAAAGTAAAAGAAAGAAGATTAGTACCTAATATGCCTAATAGCGCTAATGACAAAGCAGACATAGATAACAGTGGTGACCTTAGTGGCTATGAAATAGCTAGGTCAGATGCTATAACAAAAGCAATAAAAAATGCCAAGAACTAGAAAAAAGACTTCAATGAAGGTAAAAAAGAAAGCTTTAAGCAAACGCCAAGAAGCTTCTTTAAACCGTCATTCTAAACACCATACTCAAAAACACATGAAGTATATGAAACGTCGTATGCTTATGGGCGACACTTTTACACAATCTCACAAAAAAGCACAAAAACAGGTAGGTACATAATGGCTGGAAAAAAGAAACCCGCTAAGAAAAAAGGACCAACTCCCACTAAACCAGCTTTATACTCTAGAGTAAAATCTGAAGCTAAACGTAAGTTTGCAGTTTACCCATCAGCATACGCTAATGGTTGGCTAGTTAAAACGTACAAGAAACGTGGTGGTGGGTACAAGTAATGGCTACTACTAAACCCAAAGGAGGCTTGACAGCTTGGTTTGGTAAAGGTAAAAAAGGTGATTGGGTAGACATTGGAGCCCCCAAGAAAAAAGGCAAGTATCAAGCTTGCGGACGTAAGTCAGCAAAGGGTAGTAAACGAAAGTACCCGAAATGCGTACCACGGTCCAAGGCCGCTAGTATGACAGCTGCACAAAAACGCAGCGCGGTAACGCGTAAGCGTAAAGCAGGAAATCCAGGAGGCAAACCTACTAATGTAAGAACAATTAAAAAAAGAAAAAATGCCAAGAAAAAAAAGTAACAGTATAAGAAAGACGACTAAAGGTAAGGGTGCTAATTATAGACCTACTAAGTCTGGTGCTGGTATGACAGCTAAAGGTGTACGTGCCTATCGTAAAGCTAATCCCGGCAGTAAGTTAAAAACAGCGGTTACTGGTAAAGTTAAGAAAGGTAGTAAAGCCGCAAAAAGACGTAAGTCATACTGTGCAAGATCAGCAGGACAACTTAAAAGAAGTTCTGCAAAAACAAGAAATGATCCTAATTCTAGGATAAGACAAGCACGCCGTCGTTGGAAGTGCTAATATAATAATATGATAAACAGACCACAAAACTTAAAAGAAAAATATACCTATAAAGATATTTGTAGTAAAAAATATTCTACTGTACCTAATCATGACGGTTCTGTTGTGGGCGAAAAAGCAGGTAAATTTGTAGATACGCATTCAGATCGTAAATTTAAAAATACTAAAGCGGAGTACTAATGGGATACGGAAAAGGTAGCTACCCTAAAAAGGGTAAAAAGAAAAAAAGTATAACTAAGAAACCAAAGACTATGAGAATGAAAAAAGGGAAAAAGTATTAAGCTTTTCTTGCGTTTTTATCTCTTTTAAAAGACCTGTTTTGACTAGAGTGTTGAACTACTAAGTTTGACTTATCATTATTCATTGGGTTGCCATCTTTGTGATGTATATCAAACCCACTTCCTTTTGTAACTTTACCCGATGCTAGTGCTTGTCTGCGTACTTTATTACGCATAGCTCTTCTTTTTTTCTGTTCTGAAGTACCTTGGTAGCGGGCATACTCTTGTTTGTAATCTCTGGCCATATTAGTATTGTACTGTAGGGTTATCCCTATTTGGTTTAGTTGTTTGTGATTTAGGAGTCGGACGCCAACCTATTTTCTTTAACTGTTTTATAGTAAAGCCTTCAGCTGCATTTCTAAGATTAACTAATTTCTTGTTAACATCAGATAAGCTAGACCAGTAGACAGTATCGCATTCGAAGTCATACCGACCACAACCTTTGCATCTTTTATCTCCAAATTGTCGAGTAGTACACCACCCAATACAAGGAGATTCAGCTAAACTATTACACTCACCAGTTAAACTAGAGAGGTTCTTTCCGCTCATGTACCATATTCTACACACATTTTAGTAATTTTAGCTACAAAATCTTCAAACAACATACTGTCGTCTAGAAAATCTTTAGTTAAATATGCATTAGCTTTAGAAAAACTTTGAGTAAGTACTACTAAATTATCTACTGCTAAAGCTACATAGCATGGCACACCTTGTTTACTACGTTCTGTAAGCCAAAGCTGTTGTTGAGTAGATAGGTTAAAATTAATAGGGGTAGTATCTCGTCTAGGTAGTTCTTTTTTAAATTTATACTCTACAAAACAATGCCCGGCTGGTCCTGAGTAGAAACAATCGGGCACACCGCCGGTGTACGGATCATTTATTTTCCATTTGTAGATAGAAAGAGGAAGTTTTTTGTGGGTTTTATCTATGAAACTTTTTTCTTTCATAGACAGATTATACTTGAAATGCATACATACCGCGACAAGATATGTCGCAGTATGTACAGCACTATTATTATGCGCTAGGCTTTGTACCAGTTAGACTAAAGTGTGCTTTTTTAGCATACTCATAATCTTCTTCAGTTACCCAACCTTGGTTCTCAGCATTTAAGTTAAAGAACTTCTGCCCTGCTCTATTAGCAGTTTGTAAAGAACTTAACTTCCATAATGCACTGAAACGGTCGCCTCCTAGTTGTCCAATTTGTGTGTTCCACTCACGTGAAACTCTTAATTTAGACGACGCAAAGTCCATTAGAAAAGGCGTTTTTATTAGTTCGCCTGTTTCAGAGTCCTTACGTAGTAAGAGATGAGACTGAGTTTGAATGATCTCATGATCTTCTGCTTTCAGTCCTTGCTCAGCAAGATAGTCTAGGGCTTGTTGTTGGGAAGTATATGTTCCTGTTAAACCGCCACCAGCTTCTCTTTTTTTCCAGAGTACAAAGTCTTCTTTAAAATGTACGTTAATAACATACAGTTCAGTGCCATAATTTTCATTAGTAACACTGTTTAAGAAATGACCGGGTTTTGCTCCTTTAATGTACGCGTCATGATTTTCATCAACCTCGCTGTTCATCTGTTGGAGTAATTTTACTCTCGGGGTTTGTAAATGCTCAGCACCGACATTCTCGTTACCAAGCCCAGATGCCTCTTTCACGTGCGCAGGCACTGTGTTAGAGACTAGTGATATAGCTGTTTCGCTCATCGTTCACCTTTCGTTTTTCATTGTTAAAATTACTTACTTCGGAAATTAACCTTAGTAAGCTCCGTGGGACGTACACCTGGCACTGTTGGTGTCATAGTGATTAGTTCCCTATAAGCTGTAGCTGACATACGCTTTTGCAATAACTCAAATTGATTAGTATCAATTATATATTTATGCAGTGCGTCCCAGTCTTCTACAGTTGGTACGACTTCTGTTTTAAGAGAAATAGTACACACATCGTTGCCGGTTTGGGTAAGACCTTGTCTTTCCATATCAGCAAGAATTTCTGCTTCCAAGAGATTTTGAGTTCGTTTTAAAGTTTTCTCTTGCTCTTGAAGGCGTTTAATTTCTACTCTTGTGTCGGTAAGCATATTCATCTTATCGTCAAGATTAGGTTTATTTTCTACGTTGGTTTCCATAATACCTCCTGGTATTGTTAATGTATTATTTTGTTTGTTGTTTTAGTTTCTTCTATTACAAGACTTACTCCTTCTGTAAGTTCTACAGCAAAGAGTGCTGCTTCTTGTACTAGTTCGGATAACATTATTTCGTCTTCTATAGAGTAGCTAGTAGCCATTAGTTCGGATATAGAATATATAAGTGCTGTAGCTAAGACTGTATTGTCAGCTTCAGTTAGTTTATTTAATTCTTTTTCGGGAAGTTGTCCTAGTTTTATAATTTTTTTATCATTAGACATAGTCATTACATCATACCTCATGCTGCAGTCTTGTGTAAGTTACTTAATAAAGTTAATAAGCTTTCCATACGATTTAATTTACCATCTAACTTTTCATATACTTGTTCTTCCCAAGTATTACGAGCAGTTATAAGTATTGTTTCAGTTTTTTGAGTTTGACCTGAACGATAAATACGTCGGTTAAACTGTTGAAAATGTTCGGCATTATAAGTTGGGCTACACCAAATACAGGTATTAGCTTTAGTCAGTGTTAAACCGTGACCAGCGGATTGTGGATGTGCAAACAAAACTTTTATTTGACCTGCTTGAAAGCGTTGTACAATCTCAGGTCTTTTTTGTGCAGGTGTGCCGCCATCAATAACTGCGTACGAATAACCACGTTTCTCTGCTATAGCTACTAGTGCATCTCTTTCATGTTTCCAATTAAAAGCAACAAGAGAATGATTACGTACATCAATTAAGTCCATTACTAATTCATAACGGTCTTGGTGGAAGTATTGAGCAAGTCCATTTTCATCATATACTCCACCGCTTACGAGTTGTAATAATTTTTTAACTCTGGCACCTGCGTTTACAGCATTGATGGTCCCTTGCTTTGTGTACAAAACAGACTCTTCAGCAAGGGTCTTGTACATCTTTTGTACTTGTGGGCTAAGTGTTGTATACACAGTTCTAACAATGTTGTCAGGTAAATCTATGCAATCTTCTAGAGCGTGACGTATTGTGATGTCTTTAAGTAAGTCAGCTATAGTTTCTTCTATACCTTCTTTATCTGTCCAAACATTAGCAAAGCCATTAAATTGTGGAGTGCATACTTGATGACGGTAAGAATAAAACCGTGTGCCTAAATGGGCGCCGTCATCTATTAGATGGACTGGATGCCAAAGATCAAGAATACTATTGGTATTAGGAGTACCAGACATGCCGATACGGCGTCTGAATAAGGTTGATAAAGCCTTGATATTTTTTGACCGTTTAGCGTCTTTATTTTTAAAAGCAGTAAACTCATCGATTATTAAGTTGTCGAAGTTAGTTAGTAATTGTTGGTTTTTAGTTAAAAAATTAACAGCTTCAAAGTTAGTGATGACCATATCTAATGAATCATCTTCGAATATCTTCTGTCTATTTTTAGCGTAAGCAACACCGTATTTAATATCAGGTTGAAACTTTTTTATATCGTCTACCCAAGCTGCTTCAAGTATTGATAACGGTGCTAAAACTAGAGTCTTGCCTCCCCATTGAACATGGGCATCTAAGACTGATCTTGTTTTTCCTGTGCCAGGGTCTGAAGTAATTAAACAACAAGGGTTCTTTATAATAAAGTTAGTTGTTTCTTCCTGATGTGCATAAGCACATATATTTTTATTCTCTTTCATATCTGTATTTGTATTTGTTATTTGTTATTTATTATTTAAGCTGACGTAGTATACCTATTTTATACCCCACTGACAAGCAGGCTCTTCACCATTTTTATATGAACACCACTTACAATTAGTTGTAGATGGATTGGGTGAAAATTTAGTAGCTGTAGTCATAACTATAGCTCGTTGGTGGAGTTTAGGAAAAAACATAAGGGCTTGATCTCTTGTATAAGACTGTTCCATAGTTGTTCCGTGATCTAAATACCACATTTCTGTTTGTAAATGTTGTAAATCTGGATACTTTAAAAAGCTTCCTATTGCATATGTAAGTGCTTGTTGGCCATGTGATATTTCATTACCAAACTGCCTACCAGTTTTGTAATCTATGACACGTGCTGAGGTTTTGTCTTCATGTACAATACCATCTAGTTTTACTCGTGCCCAAACATCTTTAGCCATCCAATGACAAGGTTCCCAATCAATAGTAAATCCCCATTCTCCTTCAAGTTCTACTTTACCGTCATCATACAGTTTTTTTAAGTCTGCAAATTTAGTGGTAAATTTACTTAAAGTATCAGGGAATTCTGTTAGCCTACCATCTACAAAACGCTCAGCTTGATCGTGTATTTCGCTACCACGTTTAGCTGCTGGGCCAAAGTCTTCTGTAATACGTTTGACTTTAGCTATGTAACTTCGATAAGCACAAGACTCAAATGTCTTTAAAGTTGAAAAAGACCAGGCTGGTATTAAACCAAGCTCTGGAGCATCAGACGACGTCGCGATAATATTTTCAATATCCGGACGCTTTTCTTGCGTAAGTTCTGCCATATGTAATTTATTAAAGGTTAATTAGTCATAGACTGTTCTCCTAATAATAAATTATCGTTAGCATCGAAGTGTTCTTTAATTAAGTTTTCTTTTACTTCAGGTTCTAACACCCAAGTAATCAGTACGCCACGGGGGGCTGAACTATTCTTTCCTGTTCCTACACGTTTACGTGCGGTTGTGACATTTAACCTGCTCATTGCTTTTGTAAAATCTCTTATGGCTAGTGCTTTCCTGTTATCTGTTAAAACATCATACACTAATTTAAAATGCTGCATAGGTATTACTAAGTTGGTACCAGACTTACTAATCCAGTCTTTTATATAGCGTTGTGCTGTACTTATACCGCCAGCGTCAAACGTATTGGTAAGTGGAATGTCTAGTATTTCTACAAAATATTCTAAATTGTTTTGTTTTATAGCCGTAGCAAACTCTTCTAAAACTGACATAGATACTTGTTTCATTTCTTTCTTTGCTTCGTTTTCTAAAGCAGTATGAGCCATACGAGTATCTACTTTAAACTTTTGTAAGATACCTGCAAAATCAAAAAGCTCTGCTTGTAGTGCATCTATATTGTTTAAAAATTCAGGATGTGCTATTTCTAACTTACTTTCTTGCCTGGGAGCTACGTTGTAACGTCTGTCGCCTTCTTCTATTTTTACTGCGTCGGCACGGTTAGTAAGAAAGATAAAGTTACAAAAACTAGGTAGTTCTATTTGATTAGTACGCATAGCACGTATAGTTAATGTAGGTTCTGTAACTTGGTGTTTAAGTTTATCTGCCATACGCCCTGTGTTACCTGAGTCACCCATACGGAACTCATCTACTACAAGAAATAAAGCTGTACGCATGTACAAGTTAAACTGTTCTTCTATGTTTTCTAAAGAACGCATAGGAACTTGTTGTTCTCCGAATAGCGGCTTTAATACTTTGTGTACAAACAAACCCTTACCAGTGCCGGGGACACCTGTAAATATCCAAGCTGTCATAGTTTTACGTTTGTTTTGGTATATATAAGCTAGCCAATTCATAAAGTGTTCAAACTCTGTTACACCACCACCTAAAATATGGTTGATTAGAGTTGCAATATTAGGAAGGTATTTACCAAGAGTTGATCCAGTTCCGTATTCTAGTTCAGCTACATCTGTTGAAGCTCCTAGAATGTAACCACTACGTCTGTATAAGTTTACATGATATGGTGCGTCGTCCATTTGTATACCTTTTTCAGAAGCTGGGTCAAATACAACTTGAGCATCTGGTACAAAGTCTGGCATCGGACGGTTGTGAGTACGCATAAAACCTTCTAAAGATGTTTTCTGAGTAGGAGTAAGTGGGTAATCATCAGTGAACTGTTCTTTAGTAGCATCAAATACGCCATTAAAATAAGTATCAGTATAGAAATCTCTTAGTGCTATTGGTTTCATATTTTTGGCACCATCTATTTGATCTGAATATTTTTCAAATATAGTTTGGTAGAACTCTGGGTCAGCTTTTTCTATTTCAAATATAGGTTCGCCTTTAAAGTTATACATGTAATGCGGATTAGTTAAGATAAAGAAGTAAGCACCACTGTCGCCACCATTAATATTACAGTTAACATAGGGTTCTGATACCCTACATATTTCTATACTCATACGGTCAGGGTTCTGAAGTACTTGTTCTGATACTCCGTTTACATTTATTGTAGTAATCTTTTCGTTCTTCTTACTTAAGCCGGCTTTTTTACGTAAGCCATCTTTAATTTGTGTAGATAAACTATGCACTTTTTCTGGGTTAACATCTTTCATTAAATGTGAGATGTCTAAGGTTGGCGAACCACGGTCTATGCGTACAAACCTTGATCCCGTTACGGGGTCTTGTACTTTATTAAATAAAGGTGTACCTATATAAATAAGTTTGGAGTTGTCAGCAAGACTTACATCTAAAGGATAAGAGATACTTTGTCCGTTAGCAGAAAGATTAAGTTGGTCAGCTAGAAAATCTATTTCATAATTTAAAGTTCGTAACCATTCTTTTAACGCTCTTGGTTGTACAGTGTGCCCCAGGAGAAAAAACAAATGTAATGATATTTTATTTGGTTTTAACCCTAAGCTAGCAGAAGCTTGAGCAATGTAACTTACATCTTGGAATTCAGATGGTAAATACTGTACAAAAGCCTCAGCTATGTTTTGTATATCATAAGTGTTGTACGAAGACTTGGCCCCGGGGAATTGTAAGTTATCTAAATCTAATACTAACAGCTGAGTTGAAGCTGTACGATCAGTCATTAAAGCTCGTGATTCGTTTTTTAATTTCTTTTTTAAGTCGCCTTTGTGCAGTGCATGTCCTGCAGCGGCATGTGTTTGTAACAGTTCATCAAACTTTTCAAACCCTTCTTTAGTGGGTTCTATAGTGTAATGTTCTGAAGTAAACTTTTTAACTAGTGGATACGGTTTAGTACCTGTTTGTGTTATTTCTTTTACAAGCTTGTGTTTAGCTTTAAGAAAGACTATCTCCATGATTTTTACTCCTTATTGTATATTTCCTTACGGTCTATTTTTATATTAGGGTCAGCATTAAAAGCTAACTTTACCTGTTTAGGTCCTAAATTAGTTACAGTTATTTCGCATAGCACTTCCCCTATTTCAGGTATGTGTATAACAATACCTTCTTTTTTTCTACGGGTTAATACTAAGTTGCTCATTATTTGTTGTAAATTTTACTGTACGCTCCTTCAGCATCTAATGGTAGTTCTGAACACCAATCTGGTGCTGTAGTCATTATAGACATAATTTTAGTTAATGTCTCATCAGCATTTTTATCTGAAGCTAAAGCAATGATTTCGTCATGCACAGTTAGTACAACCGAAACACCTTTTAGTTTTTGAATGTTTAGTAATTGATCTGTAATTACAATACGAGATAATGCTTGGACAATATTCTCTACAAATCTCGGGCCGTGAATACGTGTAATACCTGTTCTACCAGAGTCGTATACAAATTCATTATTGTTAAAACGTAAATGTGGGTATTGTAAAAACATACCGTTAGGTAATTTAAGTGCATTACTTGCTACGTTTAAAGGTCCGTACGAATACTTTGCGTCAGTTCTGTCTAACATGTAAAACAATAGTTGTTTACCAATACGCCAAAGCTGAGGTATGTTTGGGTACATAGCACGGTATTGGCTTACAATACCAAGGGCTGTTCCTGTTGTAACATCAATAGCGGGTGAACCTTGAGCAAGCACTGCTTGATATTTAGGAGCACCCATACCATAACCAAGACCTAGAATAGCTGTTTTACCAACATATCTTTCTAGTTTGTCAGCTTTAGTAACTGGTTTGTTATATATTTGAGATGCAAAGTTGCTGTACACATCTTCTCCAGCTGCAAAAGATTTAAGTAAATCTTCTTCTTTAGCTAACCAAGCTAGCATACGTGCTTCTATATTAGATAAATCAGCAATGTACAACATTTGGTTGGGCCCGGCTTGTAATGCATTACGCAATTTGGATGATCTAGGTAAGTTCTGTAGATTTATTTTCTCACTACCACCGAAACGCCCAGTGTGTGCAGCATAATACTTTAACGGTACAGGTAAAGTACCTGCAGTTGTACAACCGTCCAGTAATCTTTGAGCACGCGTTTCTTCTATACGAGACTTTACAGCCTCCCTGGCGTCCCAGATGTGTTGGTGTTGTGGATACATAGTGCACATTTGTGAGTAAGCAGCATCTGTTTTACTAAACGCTGGGATCATTTCTCCTGTACGTATACTTTTTTTAGTAGGCACAGTTATACTCAGTTCTTCTTCCAGGTATTGTGCAAACTGTTTTTGTGAAGCTAATTGTTCACGAGTTAGTCCTGAAGCTGCAATCTTTCCTAGTGTAGCTTCAACCACTTCTGCTTTGTGTGCAATGAGTAATGGTTTATTAAGATATATTTTAGGCTCTACAAACATACGACAAGTAATATCAATAATGTCTAGTTCTTTTTGAGGGTAATTTGGTTGCATCACATTAAACAATGCATAAGTTAAATCAACATCTTGTATACAATACCCAGCAATTTGTTCTTCTATGTCAGGTGGTAAATCAAAAATACCTTTAGCATTTATAAGTTCGTCGCCCTTACGCATTGTTTTATCGTTAGGAAATATACGTAAACAAGTATTTTTTAACGAAGCACTTTCATTGGGTGCAAGTCCACGAGCCATGGCTGCTGTATCGTAATAATATTTAGGGTATACATTATAATACTGAGTAAGAATGTAAGCATCGAATAAAGTGTTGTGACACACAACTGCAGCGTCATCCCATTGTATTGCATTAATCGCATCTGTACATTCGTCCTCCCCGAACCATTCAGTCTGTGCGTCATTAATTTTTATGCCTACACCCCATACTTTAAATAAGTCGGAAGCTACATATTGCACAGTAGAAAGAACGCCCAGGCTGTGTTGTGTATCGTAATAAGTTTCGAAGTCTAATGTAACTATGTTCATAATTGTCCTGTTTTGTGTTTATGCATTGCCTCTCGCCAACGCTCGTAATCTCCTTTTTTCGCTCGTTCCCAGCCGATTCGGGAGTTAACCATATTGAATGCAACACCAATCTTTACTTTTTTGAATTGTATATAGGGGGCATGTTCATCTAAATAGCTGTACGGACTTTTACTGTTCCGTTTTACCATTACGTAAGTTGACATGTTTGTTCTCCTAACTGATTGACATTTATCCTAAATGCTTTATGTTCGAAGAGATAGGGTATCACAAAATAAAGTGGTACGTATATTTTAACTTAATAAAGGTGATTAAATGGCTACTATAGCAAATCTTAAAAAAAGTGGTAACGTAGAAAGCAACCAAGCTTTCAAAGGTTTCCCAGAAGGTCAAATGTTTGTAAGACAAGCAGTTATATCAACTGGTACTCTTGTACTAAATGACGTAATCCAAGCTCTTAATGTGTTCGCAGGCGAAACTTTGCACCACATTATTATCAAATCAACTGATATTGATACTAATAGCTCTCCAGCTATTGTATTAGATGTTGGTTATGGTAATAGCACAACAGCTACTACTGGTACATCTGATGACATCATCGATGGCTCAACTATTGGTCAAGGTGCTGGTACTGCAATTGCGGGTGTATTCTCATCTGATGACGACGCTGGTACTGCTTTTGCAGCAGGTCCTTTGGACTTTACAGCTGATGACACTATTGATGTGCACGTACAAGTTGCTCCTGGTACAACAGCTGCAGGTACATTAACAGTTACTGGGTACTTTACTTAATCGTAAATTTACCTTAAGATATTAGGATTGATTATTCTCCTAGTATCAATTGTGTATTAAAAGAGCTCACTTCGGTGGGCTCTTTTTCTTTGTTTTAAATCTTTTTCTTCTTTCTATACCTTGCACAATCTTTGAGCCTGGTAATGATTCTCTTTTTTTTGGCAAACTTTCTATATGTTTTTTAATTTTTTTTACTTGAGCTTTAGGAATTTTTAAAGCAGCTACTAGTTCTATATGCTCTTTCATATTCATAGGTCTTTTATCCATCGCTTTTTTTCCTGCGTTTAGCATTGTTAACTTGTCTAGTTTTTTCGTTCTCTTCAGCAAACCACTCTTTAATAACATGTTCTTTAGTTACTTTATTAGGGTTCTTAACAAACTTTAAGTGTTGGGGTTTAATTATTAAGGTTGCATAACCATGATACTTTTCATCCGCTAAGGTAAATTGATAATCTTCACCGAAATAATGTATTTTGTTTCTAATATTTTCAGCACGCATTAGCGTATCCAACATTTGTATCCAGAACAAATTTGATTTGTTTCATCTTGAAGTTTTAAATATTCTTCTTTTTGTACAAAACCACAGTGCTCGCAGAAAATATCATCTGTTCTTGTAATATTGTGTCTTACGTTTTTTAAACGTTCTTCTAATGTATCCATGTTATATAAGGTTTAATAGTTGTAATTTTAAATAGGTATCTTTTGGTACTGCTACCCAACGCCAGAAAGTAGCTACTTTATTTTCTTGTATGTTAGTTTCAACTGGTTCAGTTTCCCAATACCGGCCATGACTAAGGTGTCTCCGAGTATCTCCATGGTTTTGGTCATATTTAATATGGTTAAACTGCCAATCTACATTTAAAAATCTTGTACCAAACATGTTCTTTGCTTTAGGGCTAAACCCAGCAACTTTAAATCGCACATCAGCTTGTTGATGTCTTACTAAAAGATTATCACCTACTTTAAATAAAGTCTCAGGAGTTATAGCATTTTCATGAAGAGCAGTCCAAAATTTGTTATAGCCTCTTTGGTCAGTGTAATCTAAACAATGGTATGTTTCATTTGTAATTTGATCTACGATTGTTGAAGGCCCATACAAGTAACCATTCCTAGCGTAAGGTACTTTGTTTAGATCACACCAACGTGATTCTACATTACTATAATGATGATTATTTTTATAAGCTTGTTTACTCAATATTGTTTGTCGGCTCATGCGGTTTGGCATTTGTTTCTCCTGTTTCATATGTTTCTAATAGTCTTGTTAAGTACCATTGGGCTTTTCTTAAATCTTCTTGATGATTTTTATATTCGAAACGCCATACATACTTAATAATGTTACCCTTTAAGTAGCCTTGGAATTGTCGAGTGGTCATAGAAGATTGAATAGCTTGTATGCACTCTACTTCTCCAGTGTTGTAGTGGGGTGGTTGATTTACGTTGTCCATAATTTACTCCTTAATTTGATATAACAAACAGCTTGGTATCTAGGTGTCTGCGGTTTGTAAGCTTAGCTTACTGCAAATTGACCATGCTAGTAAACTGCATGTAACTTTGAATCAATTGTATTATTAATAACCACTAGCCACTATTCGTTTTTTTCGCGCGTATACGCTATCGGACCTCTAGCAGCACTAGGGCGGGCAACCGGTTGTTTCAACTGTCTGTTATATGTTCTGTTCTTTATAAGCTTTATCAATAAATTTTTTATTAGTTTGCTCATAGGCTTCAAAGGTTGGAAATGGTTTTTCTCCATACGCTTGACGCTCTTTGCAATTTTTAAAATATAGTAACAAAGCAAAATTTTTGTAATTCATAATTTAATTATATTACTTTAGTCATCTTTCCTCCAATACTGATTGTGATGACGCCATTCTGGTTCTTTAGTTTGCCAAGACACTTTAGGTAATGGCACATTAATACCAAGTAGTTTTTTTCTAATGGTTTCTAGTTTGATTACTTCGTGTTTTACTGTTTTCTTTAAGACAAACAAAACAATAGAAGCAACAAGACCACCAACCATTGCAGCAGTCATACCGCTGTATGTACCATAAAAAGCAACCATAAGGATACCAGTAATAAGTACATCGATTAGCACATCATGGCCAATAGCTTTACGTCCGCCAGCTTTAAGCGCTAGCAAAAGCAGACCTAGAGCGCTGAAGATTCCTATAGTTAGCATTGTTCCTCCCTTTCCACATTAAAAATGCCATATAGGCAAATTGTATTAATTCGATAAGTATCCATAAAGCAGTGGTAACTGCTGATATTGTTGTACTAGTCATATGTTAGTCCNAAAGATAAATATGCTATAGCAAACATAAGTGCAAGCAGTAGCATNAAAGTTAATAAATGTTGTATTAGTATTGTTAGAGAAACAATACCTAATATAAATATACCCGCACGTTTTGAATATTCCAAAACTGTAGTGTATATGCGGTTAATTTGTTTTGATGACTTCGCCATAAGGTGCCTCCGTAGCTGAATT